GCGAAATTTCTAGCGTTATAATCAATTTTCTTTATCATAGTTAAAATGTTAATTCTAACGTATCTGTACTACTGAATGTACCTTCAGTAACAGTATACCTTACCTCTACTATTATAAGTTCTTGTATATTATCATTTCTAAATGAAATTTCATTTATTAATAAATTAGGTATATATCTTTTAATAGTTTCATTTAAATTATCTTTGATTTGGTCGTGTGTTATTGAATCGTTAGGTTCAAATATATACTTCCTTAAATCACTACCAAAGTCAGGTAAATATAACCTTTCCCCTTTATTAGTTAGTAATAAATGTAATAAGTCGGACTTTATAGCATCCTTATCATTATCATTTAATTTAAAATAATACCCATTAGGACTATCACTAAAAGGGAAATCAATATTTATGTATTTTTTCTCTGCCATTTGTAATATAAATATTCTACAATAAATTTTTTAAAAGAAAAGTGTAATATAAAAAAAAAGGTACTACAAAATGTAATACCTTCTTAATTATGAATATGTTAATCTTATTTATGTGATTTCACATGCACCGCCAGCACAAGCTAGTTCACCAGTTAGATTAGTTTCATCTTTATCTTCTACAATTTTAGATAAATCTATATCTTGTAGATACTCAAACATTTTATTATATTGTTCTTCAGAAATGTCCTCAAATGGTGCTTGTACATATGTACCTCCATCATATGGTAAAACAGATAAACCGTTATAATATTCTCTGTTATTCCACATCCATTCACCAGTTAATTCCCAATCACTTTCTTTTAAAGAAATAGTTGCTGATACATTATGAGTGTTTGAACCTGTTCTATGTCCACTTTTAACCCATTCAGTTGCTACAGTTTTAACTCTCTCTAATAAATCATATGAAGATTCAGTTCTTAGTATTGATCCTTCTGGTGCTTTTTGTGGGATAGAAATAACTGCCGTATCATGTCCTCTAAAGTAATCATCTTCCACTAACTCTGGATGATTGATTTTTAAATAAGTGTAAATAGACTCATTTTTACCTACTCTGATTCTTCTAATATAGTAATCGTTATGCCAAGCATGAATTCCAGAAGATGTACCTAAAGTAAGTGAAGTAGTACCTGCAGGTTTTACTGTAGTTGTTCTCGCTGCCTTATTAATTCCTAATATCTTAGCAACTCTACTATTTTCTCTTTTTACTACATCTGCCGCTTTAACCATATCATATCCTAAAACTCTACCAGAACCGATACCTGTCATTGATACACCGATTAAAGCATCTTTTTCTGTAGTTTCTCTCCAAATATCTCTTAAATAGTGGAAATCTGTATAACCTGCTTGTAATGTACCGATAAATGCTGCCGCCTTTACTCTTTCATTTAAATCTTCTTGTGATTCTATATTACTAACATTTACTTCACAAAGATTACAGAATTGATAAGGTCTCAATGCAATTTCACAACAAGGGTTAGTACCCCAATCTTTATCGTTGTTGAAATAGATTCCAGGTTCTCCTGAATTACTTAGTTCTACTCTTTTCCATAAATCTAAGAAAAACTCTTTAGTGATTTTGTGTCTCATCAAACAAGCTGAATTGTTTGCTCTACCTCTTTGTGGGTTTAGTTCCCACCAGTTACCTGATTTACATCCAATCATTAAATCATCATCAGCGGAAAATAAAGAAATTAATGCTGCCCTTCTAATTCCACCAGCCAATACTGCGTCTGCAATATGACAAACAATATCGTGTACTTCTAAAGTACTTAACTGATCACCATCTTCATGACTTTCTAAAATACCAGTAATCTTTAAAATACATTCTTTTAATGGTTGAGGTCCTGGTGCTTTACCACCTGATGTAATTAATCTAGCACCTTTAGGTCTAATATCTGAATAATCAAATTCAATTCTAGAACTTTTTCCATTCAAATAAGATTTTAATAAAACTTTAATTGCGTCTGCCCAACCTTCGATACTATCACCAATTAAAAATCTTTTTTTTCTTTTTGGGTATGGTTTATTTACTGGTGGTAATTTAGCTACGTGATGTTTTTGAACTGAGTATCCAACTCCAGTCCCACCTAATAAAAGGAACATACATTCACTAAATGAATCTATATGATCGATAGGCATATAAGCACAATTATAAATTCTGTTTGGGGATATCTCGATTGGTTTACCACCAAATTGCATACTTCTCATAGAAGGTAAAACCTTTTTGTCGTACACATATTTATAATTCCCTTCAATTTCTTCTTTTAATTCAGGATACTTCTTAGTGTGCATTTCTTTATTCCTTGTCACTAATTCTTCCCAAGTTTCTCTTCTGTTCAATTCTGGAATATATCTAGCATATTTCATATACACCGTAATATCCGATAAAATCTTGTTTGATAACTTCATTTGCTTTAAATTTTTCTTTTAATTTTTATTATGAGATTCTACTCTCTTATAACTATTTCTTCATATAGTCATTATAAATATTAGTAACTAATATTTATTTAACCCCCATTTCCCATGATACCCTTTTTCTTCTTCATTGCCTCAATAACTAAATTAGATTTTTTCTTTTCTTCCCCTTTTTCAAAATCTAAAAATGAGACATCACTAGAATCAGTAGTATCAATTTTTAGTGATCCATTGTCGAATAAAATATCTTCCAATATCACACCGTCTTTACCAAACCTTGATTTTAGAATTGCTAAAGTAGCCCTTCCTTCTTCTTTTTGTTCCAATGTTTTTGCGACTGATAAAATAAAGTGACCTATTTGTCCTTTCTTAATTGATCCTCCGATCATATCCGCTTCTACTACATTAGCACCAATAGAACTTCTATTACCTTGGACTGCAGTCCATCCAACAACATTTAATTCTGAAATCATAGTTTCGAACTGTCTCATAACATTTCCTTCACCTGTCCATTCATCTTTAAATTGTTTAGTTGGAGAAACACAATCCATATAATCTATAAAAACTATATCTGGTTTAGTACCATTTGAACTTAACTTTTTAAGGTATTGCTTAATCTTTGGTATCGTAGTACCATCACTTGGCATCTTTTTCAAAATCAAATTCCCCTCTTTGCTCTGAAACTTAGGTAACACTTTCAATATTTCATCCCTATTTTCCGCTAAGTCGTTCAAAGGTATTTCAGTCCAACACGTAATATGTTTTCTTTGAATAACTTTAGGATTATCTTCAAAGAATATTTGTACAACATTATAACCTAAGTTATATGCCGTATTTGCCATTCTAGTAATCAATGTAGTTTTACCTACACCGAAAGGTGCTAAAATAACTCCTAATTCTCCTTTAGATAGTCCACCATCCATTAGATTATCAATACCTACCATTCCAGTTGGTATTGGATTTCTAAAGTCATCACTCAATACATCATCTATTCCGTGAAAAACATCAATTCCCGTATCTTTTTCCCCACCTACCAACAACGCTTCTTTAAGAATCTCTTCACATTCTTCATATCTATCAAAATCACCAGACTCTAATATCTTCTGAATTTTTGTATTCGCTTTCTTTAACTCTTGTTGTTTACAGAATTTAATCGCAACCTCTTGTGTATGTAAACAATCTTTATGATCGGAGTTTTTTACTTCTTTAATCATTTCAATTGCAGAGTCTCTTGCGATTTCTCTTTTAATCTCTACTTTTATTATTTGAAATAGAGTTTCGTATGTCGGTATTGTTTCATATTTTTCATAGTAGTCTTTCAAACTAGCCACAATTAACCTCAAGTATTCATTATCGAAATATAATGGTTCGATAATATCCATAATCTCTTCAGAAAATTTTGTGTCTTCGATTAATTGTTTGACTAATCTTATCTGAAAACTGTATCCTAAATATCCTAAATTAGTTCTTTTATCTTTAGTCATTTTTATAAAAAGTTGATTTATTTATAAATATCGCTTAAAGCGCGTAACCTTCATATTCCGTAGTATATTTTTTCAAAGTTAATCCTTCCTGTATCGTAGAAATGATATTAGGGATGATTGATCTGATGTCTACGTCATACCTAACTTTCGGAGGATAATCATTACCACTAAATAATGATTGTGCAACTACTATCCCTTTAACTTTAATCTGAAGTGTAAATAAATCTTCATTTTCATAAATGTTCTTCTTATCATCTACTTCTAACGGTTGTTGGGTAGCATAAGGGTTATAATATTTATACAAATACGTTCTACTTTTTGAAGTGAATTGTTTCTTAATGATATTAACTACATCATCAATAGTTTCTTTTAATTCGAGTGATCTCAAACTTTCACTATTAAATCCCTTAATTTGGAAATTTCTACCTACAATTGGTTTATTATTAATCAATAATAAAAACTCATACGGAAGATTTTCATAATTTTTTTTCATAACGTTAATTTTGTGTTTTAAAATAGTTTTTCTCTTTTTTAATAATTCGAAGAAATGGTGTGAGAAAATTTATATACCCATCTCTACCCCCCGGTATTGCCATAGTTAACCCATCTTCTAACATCATTTTGATTACATTTTTTGTTGTTCTATCTTCTGGATCGATAGGAGTATCAAAAAGTTCATCTAATTCAGTTTTTGCGGATTCAGTTAACAATGGTTTTTTTAGATTTATAATTTTTTCATTTATCTCATAGATGTCTTCTCCTTGTACACCTATAGTTACTTTATTAATTATATTATCTAATGTTTTCAATCGTGTTTGTCTTTCACTCTGTATACTTTCAATCTTACTAATAATATCTTCCAATGTCAAAGTTTTTGTAACAAAATCAGGAAAATATTTAATAATAGTTTTTTCACTAATACCTTTAATACCTTTTATGTTATCACTATTATCACCAGATAATATTTTTAATAACTTTAAATTGGTATAATGATGTGAAAAATGTTCGTTGTAATTAGAGGTTGTAACAATCTTTCTAAGATTAATTATATATACACCTACCCTTTCATCTAAAAGTTGTAGTAAATCCCTATCATTGGTTACTACGACTATTTTTTCATTGGGTTTAATCTTAGAACAGTAATATGCGATACCATCATCTGCCTCAATTATCTGATCCCTATATTGACGAATGAATAATTCTTCACAATATTGGATTACTCTTTCTTTTTGGATAAATAACTCTGGTTCTGATGGCGGTGTTTCATTATAGAAGTCTTTGTCTCTATTAGATTTATATTCTTTATAGATATCATACCTTAACCTCCCACTAAATCTTCCATCCCAAAATACTAACACTCTATCATAACGGTGTTCGTTAAGACATTTTCTTAACATAGTTAGGAATTGAAAAATTCCGCCTATATGGTTTTCTTTATAGTAAAGATTCTTAGCACCATGATAGGCGGTTTTCAAAAGGGAGTCACCATCGACTAATAATGTTGTTGTGTATTTTTTTCTTTTACTTGGTCTTGACACTTCTCATAATGATTCAAAGGTTAAAAAATAACTATTCGTCTGCGTATACTACAGGTGCTTCAATAGTATCTCCTTCTTCAATAGAAAAATCTACTTCTTCACCAACTGTATCAAATACTTGTGACCAATATTCTTTGTAATCTGATTTATATGAATCAATAGCTTTCTTATCATCTTCAATAAATCCGTGTGTAGTCGCTAATATTCTACAGTCTGCGTACCCTAAACCATTCATATGGTTCTTATGAATACCAACTTTAGTTCTTACTGCGAAATTAACTTTTCTACCTTTATTAGTAGCATTTAATTTAGATACACCCGAACTTTTCTGATTACCAAATAAGAATACTAAAGCACAAGATAAGTAAATTGATTGTCCACCTTTAGGTTGTATTCTCGGTTGACTAAATGGATTATCTGGTAACTCTACCCAAGGTTGGTTCACAAAAACTATTGAGTTAGTGTATGGACTACTTTCTTTACGAGAAGAAGTAATTCTCTGAGCCATACCCATACCCCATTTTTCTGAAATAACTCTAGCAGTATGTTGGTTACCACCTTTACCTTCGAAACTCATTTTACAAGGAATAGTTCCAATAGAATCCCATAAGAATACTATATCGTGTGGAATCTCACCGTTCTTCTGAGCATCTAAAATCTCTGTTACATAATCAAATGCTTGTTCAATATAATCGAAACCTAACTTATATAATAAAAACCCATCCCAGTATGCTTCGACTTCTCCAGTACTTTCATCTACTTCTTCAACATATTCAGTTTCTAAACCCATTTGTTTAGCGTGTTCAAAACTAAATTTTTGTTCTGTAATGATAAAAACAGGTAAGATACCTTTTCTTTGTGCATCAAC